TCTTTTATTTCTTCCGATGTGTCAAAAATGCTCGGACATGGCCTGCTGAAATCAATCTGTGTGTACGCTCCAACATATGGCTTTAACAGTCCAGCTTTTACTGCTTTGCTGTCTGCCTGTCCGTGTGTCGGCTCTGGCCAGACAATCGGCTTGCCATCACACCTTGCAATCAGGAAGAATCTCTTTCGCATGGTCGGTGCTCCATAATCGGCAGCAATCAGCTCACGGAACTCCACTTCATAGCCAAGCTCCCGAAGTTGCTGCACAAACCGCTCAAATGTCTTCCCTTGTTTACGCTTAATAGGATGATGCCGTCTGTTTAATGGTCCCCATGTTTTGAACTCTTCCACGTTCTCCAACATGATAACCCTCGGTCTGACAAGTCCTGCCCAGCGTAATGCTACCCAAGCAAGACCACGGATATTCTTATCCTTTGGTTTTCCGCCTTTCGCCTTGCTAAAGTGCTTGCAATCCGGTGAGAACCAGGCAAGTCCGACTGGATGCCCGTTGCACGCTTTGACCGGATCAACCGCCCACACGTTTTCGCAATAATGCTTTGTATTCGGGTGGTTCGCCTTATGCATCTTAATTGCTTCTGGATCATGATTGATTGCAATGTCTACGCTATATCCGGTTGCAAGTTCTATTCCGGTAGATGCACCACCACCGCCGGCGAAGTTGTCAACGATCAGTTCTCCGTTAATCATGGCAGCACCTCCGGGAAATCTCCGAAATTCATTTGTAAGTCTGCTTTGTAATTCATCCATACAGTTTCCGTTCGTGGCTTTCCATGCTCCGCACAACTGGCAAACTGTTTTTTCTCCCATCCGTTCAGATAGTCGTTATACATTTCTGACTCATAACCAGAAATCATAATCTTTGCTTTACTCTGTAGTAACGCTTTCAATAATTCCTCGTGATCCGCATCCGTCATCTCATGCTTATACTGTTTTCCTGCTCTGGCACCCAAAACATACGGAGGATCAATGTACATAAAAACATTGCTGTAATTAAATCTCTCAATCACTTCCACCGCCGGGCGGTTCTCAATCTGTACCATGCGCAACCGTTCCGCTATGTCAATGATCCATTCCGGCAGACGGTACCAGTTCCATAATGCATAAGCTCTTTCTCTGCCCTGTACATCATTTTTCCATCCTACCTTGCTGCCATTGGTACGGAACCCATGCCCTTGCCAACACTGGATTAAAAATCGTAACGCTTTATGATACGGTTCATCCGGCATCATCAGTTCCCATACATCCAGCTTATATGTATCCTCATATTTTTCACGGCTGAATGGTGTAGTCATTACCATTGCAGCTAGATGTTCCGCATCTTCCTGTATGCACCGGAAAAGATTCACAACATCGTGATCCAGGTCATTAATTGTCTCAATATCAGATACCGGCTTATTAAATAACACGGCCCCGCTGCCGAAAAACGGCTCTACATAACTGTGATGTTCTGGTATCAATTTCACCAGTTGGGAAGCAATGTTCCACTTACTTCCCGGATATTTCAATACTGTCCTCATGCTATTCCTCCAACATATCAAAGATGTTTCTCTGCCCTGTCCTGCTGTCCTCGGCACGCATGGAAACCTCGCCGTAATTCTCTACCAACATTTCATTTTTTGCCCGCTCGTAGAAATTCCGGTCAATCTCAAATCCATAACTTGGTCTGCCAAGTTCCATTGCTGCCCGAAGTGTGCTGCCACTACCACAACAGGGGTCAATTACAACATCCCCCTCATCCGTAAAAATCTTAATCAGCTTTTTCAGCAGACATACCGGCTTTTGTGTAGGGTGGATGCTTGGATATTTCCCTTTCGGATCCTTTTCCCAGGGCATCCAATCAAAAATCATCTTTCCGTCATTGTTAAACTTTGGCAACTTGTCCCGATAAAATATAAGTCCGTGCTCGGTACCAAGCCATATTGCCTTGTCTGCTTCTGGCAACCCTTTATGCAACACAAGCGCGTGTTCTGTAGCACCTACCACTCTCATGTTTGCCTTTAAAACCTGTGCAGAGTAATTTTTGACAAACGTGAGATGTATACTATTCCTGAATCCGTGTTTTTCTGCTGCTTTGAGCATGGTCGGTATCTGTTGGAAACTGCAGAACACGATCATACATGGCGCTTTTCCTTTTTCCTTTGGCTCTTTCTTCAACATCTTGCTACAGAAATGGAAATATTCATACAGATTGAAATTGTAATCCGAATTAAATGCTGCTTTTCCGGCAAGTTTGCTCTCTCCGTTTTTGTTATCACCGCCGACATACCACATAGGGTTACTGCCGTACATGTTATTTCCAAGGTTGTATGGCACATCTGCAATTACAAGCTGTGCCTTTGGAATTCCATACTTTTTGTAGTTCTGCATGGAATCCCGATATATTTCACACTTTACTTTCATTTTTTCAAAAGGAACCCGATATATCGTTACCCCGGCCGGAGGTTCGGCCCCTTTCTTGCATTTTTGAATACTTTGTTTTAATATATCCTTGTCTTTATGATAAGCAGGCGGGTAAAACCGTTTGGGGGAAGGGAATTCGGTTGGCAGTCATAAAATTCATTGCAACTTTAATAATTGCTCTTTGTACTTTTAGTACGGAAATGGAGAATACTATGGCAACACAAATTCCAACCACACAAACAAGTAACACCTTGGTCAGCACAACTGCCGACCGCCCTTCTACTTATCCTAAAGACTTTTATTTCATGCTCAAGTAGCACATAATTCCACATTCCGGCATGATCTCTGTATTCATATCTCCCCGATCAGGATCTAACTCATCCAGATATACCGGTCCGTTTTTGTCTTTCAACATGGAGTGTCCGACTTCTCTTTCCAACTTCGCCCGGCTTTCAAAGACTTCCGGGAAATCCTTTCGAATGCGATTCCAATAACCCATGCCGCCACGGACACAGCCAATGCAATTATTGTTGGCGTACCCATGCTCATAATTCCAAGGGCGTGGGAAAGTAAAAGTCATTAAAAACAGTCCATGCACTTCCTCTTTCGTTAAATTTCTTTCAATCAACGGAAAAATATGATTAAATTCCGGATTGCTCTCAACCATTCGATCCGCTCGGTTCTTCTCGTTCAAGTCAAAGCCCCAAACATACGTGATCTCATAGTCCGCATGTTCAGCTTCCCACTGCTTACGGACTCGCTTTTTCAGCCATGCCGTGCAAGGTATGGCGTTATTGTTGGCGTTTCTGTATCCTCCGAATGTCCTAACACAATCTTCCACATTTCGATATTCCGTTGATCGTAGCACTGTGATTTTCTTTCCGATTGCTTTTTCGCAATCTTTGATAAATCTCATGCTGTCTGGATGTTGGTCTGCAATGTCAATGTAAATCCATTCGTCCACATCTCCAGCAAGATATCCAGCCATAAAACTTGATATTCCTGCACTTATCCAACATACCTTTAGTTTCTTTTTTGTCATAACACCACGCTACAAATCCATGTATCGTGGATAAGGAATATAGGCTTCCCATGCTGACGGTCTGAAACTCACATAAGTCAAATATGCTATATGTGCGCTACTTCAAATTCCACCTTATCGAATCATCAACGCTACTATTATTCCCTTTATGCAAAATCTTTGACACCTTTAAGTTGCAACCTCGGTTTACCGAGGATTCGTTATTCCTTTCTTTCTTTTAAAATTTCGTCTAAGCAGGTGTTATAACCTGCTTTCATATCTTCTGTCCATCGACCGTTAGGATAACACGATAATGTTACCCAGGTTTCTTTCTTCTCTGGCAATTCTCGAAGAGGGCACCAATCCGGTTTCTCGTAGGTTTCGGAATCAACAATTCTTGATACTTCCATAGCTTGGCAACTGTCAATACCTGCATCCGCGTTACAATACAAAAAGTTGCAACCAAAACACGATTCCGGCATATCCATAATCAATACTGCTTTAGGCATTTTCATTCCCCCCTAATGCTGATTTAGCAATTATATTTTTTATCCATCTTGGTAGCATACATTTCCATATAGGAACTCTAAAATCGTAACTAAATAGACAACCGCAATCGTCACATTCCCCCTCGTAGCTTCTTGTTTCCCACCCCATAGGGCAGTTTTCGCAATCTCTATCATACCAACAGCTTATCTCTGTGTACTTATCCCATCTGTTTGAATTTTCAATTGGTCTTCTACAACGCTGTGATGTTATCCGCATATTACCAATGGATTTATTCACTTTTATATTTTTGTGAATTTTTAATATCCTCATAATTCAACACCTCCACTATGTTTCCGGCTTCTCGCACCGTTCAAATTCAATCACCCACACCCACGGATTCGCATTCCAACCGTAGCTATCAAGGTCGGATTTCTTGATGGTGCTGTTCCAAAGGTTTTTCCACTCTTCCATTGCAATCTCCATGTCTCCGGCATGAACTGCCATAGAAGAAAGCCCTTCATTACGAATACCGTCAATGGTAATTTCCTTTAACCGCTCCACTCTCACATTCGTAACTTTAATCCAGATACGCGCGGCTTCTTTCGGCATATGGATGGATGGTTTCCACGGCTCATCCGCATCTTCCGAGTTAGCAATACTTGCTTTGTATCCGTAAAATTCTACCAGATGACAGCTTTTGCCTTCGCCTACTCGCTTGATGTACTTATGCCATGTTTCTCTGACATAGAGGATATCGCCCGGCTGATATGGTGGCGTAATTTTGCCTTGTTTTCCGTCTGTATCATATATATACAGCGGTTCTTCGCTTACTTCAAAATATCCTTGCGGTTGTGGTTTAATTATTCTTCTCGTACAACTCTTTCTACCTTCCAGATTTGCCCTGACCATCTCGGTATTGAATAAAATCGGTTTAATCGCCATTTACTCCACCGCCTTTCACAACCTCGATCATGTCCGACAGCATTCCACTGCATCCGAACTGTTCCATTTCTTCGCGGTATTCTTCCAACTGCCGCACAACCTTGTCCGGGTCATATGCAGTTGGAACACTCTTTACTTCCTTGCATAAATTGTGTATCAACAAATCAGTATTTTCCTTGCTGTCATCAAAATGATGATTGGCAAGCAATGATATTACATCATCTACATCAATCAATCTTCCCATCGTTCGCCCTCCTGTTCCATGCTTTCACAAATTCGTCCCAGTCATATGTACCAGTGCAAAACTCTAAACCACATTCGCAATGGATGTTTATAGGATCACCGCCGCTGTCCGGATCTATAAATGTTGGGTTCCAATCCCTGCTTGGATCGTACACATCTTTTTCAATAACTATTCTGTGCCCACAGAACGGGCATGGTTTAAGTTCTTCACTCATTTTCTCCGCCTCTCAATTCTTTCAGTTTTGCTTCTGCTTCGGATTTTGTGAGGAATACTGTTTTGCCAAAATCGCATTCTCTAAAATATGCTCCTATAAAATGATTTGTTGCCTTAGCATAAATTCTATATTGTTCTCCACTTTTATAAAATGTTGTACTAGAAACATAAGATTCATAGACTTCGTCTTTCGTATTCTCATCATATTCAATATCATCAAACACATTAAATGGAGAAGTGACTACATAAACTGTATCTCCCGCCTTACAAGGCAGCTTGATAAGTCTGCCCTGTTCCTCTAAGTCCTCGTAATCTGCTAATTTCTGTAATACATTATGGCGGTTATTTTCCCATTTAACAGGTTCTCCACTAGGTGTAGCATATACGCCGGTTCCGTTAGCACTTCTTCTTGTTAATCTCTCCATGCTATTCCTCACTTTCTGCCTTAAGCCATTGTTCCACATCTGTAACAGAACACATTGCTACTCCGCCCTCAATGGTCTTTGCACTTCCACAATCATATGTTTCGATTGAGCAAAGGAAATCTAAAAGTTCCTCATCCGTCATGCTCCTGATCCGGTCTGCATTGGTCTTTGGCTTACGCGCCGCATTTCTCATACATTCAAGCATCTATCACACCGCCTCTCCTGTAACAATGTCCCAATGTTCATCCTCGATAAATGTCTGCCGGATAATCGCATCGGACAGATAGTGTTCTTTGCTCTTCGGCTGTTTTCGCCAATATGAATCAATGTAATAGGCAACCCACTTCATAAATTCCTCGATCTTGGCATTCGAGAATCGATATGACTCTTTCAATGTAGGGATTGTCAGGTACATTGTGGATGCCAGTGCGCTTTCGATATTACGGTCTGCTCCAAGCACTGCTCGCCCTTTCTGAATATCCGCCATGTACAGCTTCTGTGACATCGGTATCGACTTCACCCAACCGATCACATCAATTTTCCGTTTTAGGCAATACTCCATCATGCTTTCGCTCGTAACATCGTCGTTATCATCATCCTGCCAAGCAACGCGCTTATTTACTGTTTTGGTGTAATAGTTCGTGATCTGCTTAAATGTCAGCCCGAATTTGTCGTACAGTGCCAGTGCAAATATAAATCCCATATGATTTGCGATATTATTTCCAAGCTTCGCCTTGTTAACTTCCTGCCGGTATACGCTTGTATGTATTACACGCTCCCTCTGTGTTACTCTGTGCATTTGTTCTCCTCTCTGATCTGATGTCCCTTAACGCATGTGTACCAGAATCTGCAACTTGGATCACATATTTTCGTTTTCTCTCCATAGCTGCAGGTTCGCCCACTGCCATAATAGGTGCTGTTTGCCTTAAATCTGCTATAGGCCTTCGGATCTCTGTTTTCTGTCTTGGAATCGTCATACGCTCGAATCGATTCCGATATTTCTGCATTTATTCTCTCAAGACGCTTCTGCGTATTCGTTCTGTGTCTCAATTCATCGCCCCTTTGGGTAGACGGGGCATTTCTGCCCCTGTTTTGCAAGGTAAAAAATCATGGCTTGTGATAACTATCTCGATTTTCGACTTGCTGTTTCTTTCGCCTTCCGGCTGGTGTTTCAACCGCCAAGTAACTTTCGCTCCAAGGCTTCAAAGTCCTGCTCTCTTGGAGTAAAGTTGAATTTATTCTGTGCGGATGCCTTATTGTCCTTAAGGGGGAATAAGCCTTTCCAACTGTTCATGATTGACTGCTCCAGAATCTTAACTGCCGTGTCTGAATTACCGCCGGACAGCTCCGTCAGTTTCTTGATAGCCATTCCAACAGCACGATCTGTCATCGGAGCTTTAATCTGCTTTCGCATATCGGCAAAATCAGCAAATGCCTGATTCAGTTTTTCATCCTCTGGGAAGAAATCTTTTTTGGTATTTTTTTCTTTATTTCCTTTCTTCCCTTCTTTCTTTTCTTCTATTGTTGTCGTTTGAATGTCGTTAGAATGTCGCTTGCTTGGCTCTTGACTGACGCTTTGCTTGTCGTTTGCTTGGTACAAATCGTACTTAACCACTGAAAATACTGTGAATTTGTTTGTCGTTTTGCTTGTCACTTCGCCTGTCATTTTCAAATGTGAAATTGCGGTGCGAATTTCCCTTTCTGTAAGTCCTGTTTCACTTGCAAGCTTTCCGATGGAAGAAACAAAAGAGCCTCTAGGAACAACCATTCCTTTAAAATTTCCATCCTTCCAATTAGCTTTTAACAACATGTGGATGAATGCCCGTGTTGTATTAATATCCGAATACCATTCCCAATCCAGAAGTCCGCGGCTCAATTTGATGTAACTTCCATCCAACTACTCCACCTCCCGGATCAATACCTCTATTCGGGGATTGGCAGCATCTACATAAAACTCATCAGAGAATCCGGTTATCTCTTTCCAACCGTCATTTTTCAGCACATGAGCATATACCAGAGAATCTTGTATTACCTTGCGCCCATAGGACGATATATTGTCTAAATCGCGCTTTTTGTTCTTCTCATACCACCGATACTCCATGTACACCGGCTTATCGATTTTCACACGCTTCAGGCATTGCCGGATGGCATTGATCACAACCGCTTCGCTCCTGGATTTCATCTGTGCGCCTTTGTAACGATTCGCACGTTCAGCCGATATGTAATCGTTCAGATTATCCAGTCTCCCGGGTATTATCAGTAAGTATTCCAACTTCTCGCCACCTTTCGAATGTCTGGCGCATTGCCAGCCGTTTTGCCTGTATTTTTCTTGCTCTGGATAACTCTTTTGCAAGATATTCTTTAAGCTCTGCTTCGTCTGTGAGATTGCCCGGAACTGGTCTATAATAGCCATTCCCCACATTGATAATGCAGTCGTTATTCCGATTTGCCTTTTCAATGTGCGCTCTCAACACTCTGTCCTCTATAGGGTTCGCCGGACGCTGTACCGCGTTCTCATGCCCGTAGGGGATATTTTCAATCTGTATCACTCGATCACCTCACAATACCGACTTTCCGAAGATTTTCCGAAAGTCCTCTCTGGTCCCATAATGTTCTTCGAAATATTTTTGCGCCATCTGCTTAAGCTTCAGATCTATTTCCGCAGCATTCTTTCCTGCCTGCGCTCCATTCGGATGTAGATCCGGCCGGAGCGGGATCACAAAACCATACTTCTCGCTATTCTTCCGGTTGGAACCGCACCAGATATGGTGCCTCTCCACCGGAGCTGTTCCAGTAAAATAGCAGTGGTCCATATCATCCGTAAATACGCTCCAGAGCCTTTTCATGCCGCACCCCATTCCTGCTTCATGCGTTCCAATTCATCCGGTGTAGCTGTCTCAATTCCAAGCTCCTGTGCCTCTTCAACGATGCGGTCAATAAAGCGGCTCATTTCTGCGGTGTTGTATTCGCTCGATCCCTTAATCATCAGATAGGATGCAAAATTGCCGTTATCTTTAATATGTTTCCAATGGCCAGACACCTTTGCCATGTCTACTGTCTTTTTAACTGTAATAGTGATATATCCGCCCTCGTCCTCATAAAAGGTTCCGTATTTCTGCAGCATCTGCTCATACACCTCTTCTTTGCTCGATGCGATATCCGGATGATTGGCAATCTTGGTCATAAGCACCCATGCATAAGCATTAGCATCAAGGCTCCGCTTCTGACGGTACTTAACCGCCTTTATCCGAAGCAGATCATCTTTTTTCATGCTTTCAATCTGTCCGGATGCTGAAGCATCAACCTCGAAAGTGAGGATGATGCTATTTCCGTCAAATGTCCGGCTGGCTCCGGTAAGCTTACCTGTAGTTTCCATTAGGCATCGGCTTCTTTCTTTTTCTGGTACCAAAACTCTACCTGCTGGATGAGCTTGTCTGCCAGCTCAGTAGAAATATCACTTGTACCGTTATATTGGTATTTTTTCTTTAACATATCGGTAACATCTGATTCTTTAGTGTTTTTGCACATTCCGGCGTATGCCATAATAAATTCATTCAGTTTTCTCAACTGTTCCGGTGTTGCCGGATTGAACTGTGGTTTCGCCGGGTCCTGCGTTTCTTCGTCCGGGTCCTTCATTTCTTCTGTCGGAATGCAAAACACTTGAAAGCACGCATACTTAAATGCAATAGCCATTGCCTTATTGGTTGCCTTGTCTCCGGAATCCATTCCCTCGCCAACTGTCACCGCTTCGATGGAGGAGCCGTCCTCGGCATAAAAGGTGTACTTGATCCGACACACTGAATAAATCAATGCCCCACCGCTTTTCGTTGTGCGTTCTTCCCTCGACTGGTCCAGCACTTCCGGCACAATAAACACATGGTTTTTAGTCAATGCAGGGTTAATTGCATTCATCACCGCATCAATCCCACGGTATTTAAAACCTTGCTGCTTATTAACTGCATCCTTTCCGACTGCTCCGATTTCTTCCATGCATCGGGAAATAGCTTCGTAAATATTCATTTTCTTTGCTATCTCTGCCATTCTTATACCCTCCGGAATTTAATGCCGTACTCGCGCATGGCAGATTCAAGCTGTGCAATCTGGAATAAATCAGCAATAACTTCATACCGTACTGTATTTCCAGCCG